AGATTCAATGGCTTGTTGATAAGACCGAAAAGTTTTGCCAGGAGAAAGCGATTTACAATGGCGTATTACGGGCTATTTCAATTCTCGATGGTAAGGACAAAGGTCACGACAAAGGTGCGATTCCCTCTATATTATCGGCCGCCTTGGCCGTTTCATTCGATACAACCGTAGGACATGATTATCTTGAAAACTCTGATGCTCGCTATGATTTCTATCATAGAAAAGAGGAGCGAATTCCTTTTGACCTCGAATACTTCAACAAGATTACAAAAGGTGGTCTTCCAACTAAAACTCTCAATATTGCTCTTGCTGGTACAGGTGTTGGCAAATCTTTGTTCATGTGCCATGTTGCAGCGGCAGCTATGGTCCAAGGCAAAAATGCTTTGTACATCACTATGGAAATGGCTGAAGAAAAAATTGCAGAAAGAATAGATGCAAACTTATTGAATGTTACACTTGATGATTTGATGGACTTACCAAAAGATATGTATGATAAGAAGGTTGCCAAAGTTAAAGAAAAAGTAACTGGTAAACTCATCATCAAAGAATATCCAACTGCTTCAGCGTCTACTACTCACTTTAGGACATTATTAAATGAACTTAATCTCAAAAGGTCTTTTGTACCTGATATTATCTTTGTTGATTATCTTAACATCTGTTGTAGCTCTCGTATTAAGGCTGGTGCGAATATTAATTCCTACACATACGTTAAGTCTATTGCAGAGGAGCTTAGGGGTCTGGCTGTTGAGTATAATGTTCCTATTGTATCTGCGACACAGACTACAAGATCCGGATTTACATCGAGTGATCCAGGACTTGAAGATACGAGTGAATCGTTCGGACTTCCCGCCACAGCAGACTTGATGTTTGCTTTAATCACAAGTGAAGATTTAGAAGAACTTGGTCAAATTATGGTAAAACAATTAAAGAATCGATATAATGACCCAACATATTACAAACGATTTACAATTGGTGTTGACCGATCCAAAATGAGATTATATGATATTGAACAATCAGCACAAGTCGGCTTGGCTGATTCAGGACAACCAGCGATTGGTTCACAAAACAAAATTCAACATAAGAAATTTGAAGGCTTTAAAGTATGATTCTAACTAGAGAACAAGCCTTACATTGCTCTAAAGTATTCGATGATTATTTCAGTAATATTGGAAGTACCGAAGAATACATGCGTGATGAGAAATTAAAGAACCTTGAAAATTTACCTTCTTCATTGTTTCCACCAGAGGACGATTTGTTCTCTGATTTCTCTATGCACCCAAATGATATGGAAATTGATGTTTGTGAGATTGATGGTACCACTTGGGAAACATTACTTGCCATTACCAGTTCTCATATTAATAAATCACCAGTTGGTAAAAATATTCAGTTGGCGGTTATGGAAAAGAAGTCAGGAAAGGTTCTAGGTTTCATTCGGTTAGGTTCACCAGTCATCTATATGAAACCTCGTAATGAACTCTTAGGACAGGTCTGGATTCAACAGGAAGATACTGCAAAAAGATTCAATGCTTCTACTGTAATGGGATTCGTAATTGTACCAGCTCAACCTTTTGGTTATAATTATCTAGGTGGTAAACTTCTATCTGCCATCTGTACCAGTCATGAAGTAAGAGAAATCTGTAATAAAAAATATGGTATGAATTTATGCCTATTTGAAACTACCAGTTTGTATGGTAGTACCAAGACAGTATCACAATATGATGGTATGAAACCTTACATTCGTTTTCGTGGTCTGACCGAATCTGATATTGTACCAATGATGCACGGTCAACGATATCACGATTTGAAAAACTATGTGGAAAATATTACTGGAGATTTATTGGCAGGTGATACATCGACCACCAGTAGAAAACTAAGAACTTTTACAAAGATTATTGCTCTTACTAAAGCTGCTTTAAAAGGTACTGCGGAAGGAGAGGCATTCTCTTTAACGATTGAGAACGCTAAAAAGTTGACCGAAAAGAAAAGATATTATACTTCTGATTATGGATTTAAGAATTCAGTAGATTATATGAACTGTAAAACTGATGTTCTTTTACCAGGTGAAAATTATGAGAAACACAAATTGAGTAATATTATTGCTTGGTGGAAACAAAAAGCGTCTAATCGTTATGATACACTTAAATCTGAAGGTCGATTAAGAACCGAATTAGAAATCTGGACATCAGGAAAAGACATCCAGATTATTCGATAAATATTTCTTTTTAAGATTAAAATGGCCAGCAAAACCAACCAACAAGAACAAACATCTGCTTGGATTTTCAGACGAGCCTTGAATGATAATGTTCGATATAAAAATTCTGATGAAATTTGGAAAGATCCAAAATTCAAAAAAGAAATTATTGGTACCAAAGCAAAACCTGGTTTGTATCCAAATGTTGATGAAGAATGGGTTGATAATTACTTCAAACAACAAAAAAGATTCTTGGACGAATTTTCTGATGCTAAGTTTACTGAATTTAGCCAAAAACAAGGTTTCATGGAATATGTTTCCAAACTAGTAAACAAAAAATTTAAAATTAGTAAAAAAGATTCTTGGGATCCTGCCGATATTTGGTGTGTTCAAAATGAAAAGAAAATTATTGCTGATATCGATAAAACAATAAAAGATGGTCATTTAAATAGTGTTGACCAATTAAACGATTTATTAAGAACATTATTTAAAGAAAGAAAAGTTGTTGGTATTTCTTTGAAATTGGTATCAGGTCAAATTGCCAGATATCAAGAAGTGAATGTTAAAAAAGGTATTTTATTTACTAGTAGCAAATCTCCAGAATTTCAAATTACTGCAATAGAATGTGATTTAAGTTTGGGTGCCGGTTCAAAACCAAAAGCCAAAAACTCCACAATCAAAATAAAAATTAATTATAGTAAAGAAAGTTTGGACTATTATTTCATTTTTAGGAAGCATCCTGCAAATGAAGGTCCTGGAAATCTAATATTTTCCTTTCAAGGTAAAGGAGAGAGTGCTCAAGTAGGTTTGGTACCAAGTAATTTATTGGCCAATAAACTAAAAATGAGTGGCATACGATTTGAGAATGATCACAAAAAATATCCAAAAACAAATTTAGATTTTAATAGTGAAGAAAAGAAATACATATCAATGTTTAATAAGGTAAAATCTAAAATTGATACATCAATATCTACCGAGAAAGAATTTGTGGATAATATTACTTTATTATTAAAAAATAAAGAGAACTATGATATTGGACACAGTAAACTGATGCAATTAACTTTCTTATCGGATTTAATGGCATTAACTCAACAAAAAAGAGAACAATTAATAACTGATATTTTTTACCTTGCAGAAAAGCGTGGTGAAGATTTCGGTCCTTTTGGAAAGATATACTAATGGCACTACTAGACTTTGATAAACTGGCAAAACAATATGCCGATGATAATGATTATGGATTCTCTGCTATCGGTGAAGATGAATACAATGCTAAATTAGCAGCAGAGATTAATAAAGTTAATGAGCCTGTTACTAAGAAGGCTGAAGATTATGCTAAACGACTGGAAGCATTGGAGAAAATGATTATTCCTTTTCTAACCAAGTTACATTCGACCGGAGATAAAGAATATATATATTGGCCTAATCGTAAACCTGCTATCGAGGCACAAATAGAGAAGATTTTAAAACTGACTAGAGATTAATTATGTCCGCAACTGTGATTATACCAACTACTGTCGCTGCACCAGTACATGAAGCTATTAAATCGGTATTAGACCAAACATACGAAACTAAATGTTATATTGTTTGTGATGGTCCTGAATTTGTTTACGCTATCAAGAACCATATTAAACAATTTGAAAAGCATCCGAAATACAAGAACATTACTCTATGTAGTTTACCAACCAATGTGGGCGCCAATGGATTCTACGGACACCGTGTCTATGCCGCTTTCACTCATTTAATTAATACAGAATATGTATTATATCTCGACCAAGATAATTGGTTAAAACCAAATCACGTTGAAACTTGTATCAACACAATCAAAGAAAAGAATCTTGATTGGTGTTATTCTTTGCGTGACGTATACAATAAGGATGGTACATTTGTTTGCCATGATGATTGTGAATCTTTAGGTAAATGGCAAACTTACCATGGAGTGAACCATGTGGATACCAATTCATATTGCCTCAAGACAGAGATTGCTGTTAAAATAGCAAGTTGTTGGCATGGTGGTTGGGGACAAGATAGAGTGTTCCTGAGTGTCGTTGCTCAGCACTTTAAGAAATTCGATTGTACAGGTGAGTATACCGTAAACTATCGTGTTGATGGCGGTAAAGGTTCGGTTACTGCCGATTTCTTTATCAATGGAAATAATGTAATGAATCAAAAATATAATGGAGAATTCCCATGGCGCAAAAAAATCTCATCATCGGCGGGTTCACAAACTATAACATTAACCAATTAAAACCTTGGGTTATCTCAGCAAAAGAAGTTGCTGGTGATAATGATGTTGTTTTGGTTTATGGTAACACTTCAGATGAAACACTAGATTGGTTGGTAGAACAAGGAGTAGTTGTTGTTCCCATGTTACAAGTACAAAACATACCGATCCATGTGTTACGATTTTTATCAATCTATGAATATCTAGAAAATCATTGGTTTGATTATCAATATGTTGTTACTACTGATGTTAAAGATGTTTATTTTCAAACAGATCCATTTAAATTCTTAGTTGACCGTAAATTGGTTATTGCATCTGAAGGTTTGAAATATAAAGACGAACCTTGGGGTAATGAGAATTTATATCAAGCTTATGGTCCATATGTGTATGATAAATTTAAAAACAATGAAATCTTTAATGTAGGAACCTTTGGTGGTAAATCAGAATATGTAAAAGATATGGTGTTTCATATTTTCACAAACGGAATCAACCGACCAATTCCTATCGTAGACCAAGCAGTATTCAATGTTCTAATCAACACACAACCGTTTAAAGATGTTGTAACTAAAACAACACAATGGGCTGCTGAGTTAGGAACAATCATGGATCCATCCAAGATTGAACAGTTTAGGCCAAATCTACTTATCGTTGAACCATTTTTTGAAGATGGTATTTTAAAAGATTATACCGATAAAGTTTTTCCAATTGTACACCAATACGATAGGGTACCAGTTTTAAAGAAGTTTGTCCAAGAAAAATATGGACAAGAAGATGAATCACAATTATTTATATACAGTACATAAAATGAACTTTGAACAAGAATACTTAGATGCTTGTGCCAGACCAACCGATATGCACGAGCATTTACCATGGATTTCAGAACTAACTTCTGAGTGTAAACATGCGACTGAACTTGGTGTTGGATATGCACAAAGTACCAGAGGATTTTTAAGGCAAGATGTAGAACTTCATAGTTACGAAATTTCACCTTATGAGGTTACTACTCAATTCTTTAACGAAGCGAGAGCCGCTGGTAGAAATGTTACACTTCATGTTTGTTCTACATTAGAAACTGAAATTGCACCAACAGATATTATGCTTGTGGATAGTTATCATTCATATGAACAAGTAAAAGGTGAATTAGATTTACATGCTGATAAGGTGAGCAAATATATATTATTCCATGATACAGAATTATTTGGTGCACGTGGCCAAGGTGGTGAAGGAGGTGTATGGAAAGCGATTCAAGAATTCTTGGATACTAATCCACAATGGCAATTAGTTGAACGAAGAACAAATTGCAATGGAATGACTTTGATTAAGAGAGTATAATGAAAATTTTTATTACTGGACTAGCAGGATTTCTAGGTAGCCATCTTGCTGATAGAATGATTGAACTTGGACATGAAGTTATTGGTAATGATAACTTGATTGGTGGTTATCGTGATAATGTTCCAAAAAAAGCAAAACTTTTTATCATTGATTGTTGTGATAATGAAAAGATGACCTATGCTATGGAAGGTTGTGATATCGTTATTCATACTGCCGCAACGGCACATGAAGGATTATCTGTATTTTCTCCTAGTTTCATTACACGAAATATTTTTGAAGCAAGTGTATCGACCATTTCTGCTGCCATTCAAAATAAAGTAAAACGATTTGTTTATTGCACATCTATGGCACGATATGGTGACCAAAAGGCACCATTCCATGAAAAAATGACTCCTAGACCTGTAGATCCGTATGGCATAGCTAAAGTTGCTGGTGAAGAAGTATTAAAAGCTCTTTGTGAAACTCATGGTATGGAATGGAATATTGCTGTGCCACATAATATTGTTGGTCCTCGTCAGCGTTATGATGATCCGTTCCGTAATGTTATGAGTATTATGATTAATCGTAATTTGCAAAGTAAACCTGCAATCATTTATGGTGATGGTAAACAAACTCGTTGTTTTTCTTATGTTAGTGACTGTATTAATTGTTTAGAAAAAATGGCATTAGATCCAAAAATTAAGAGTGAGATTATTAACATTGGACCTGATGAAGGTACAATTACTATTGCTGAGTTGGCTGCTTTGGTGAATAAAGAGTGTGATATGAGAAAAGATAACACATGGCCACCAATTCATATGCCAGACCGACCAAGAGAAGTTAAACACGCTTCTTGTTCAGCAGATAAAGCTCGTAAATTATTAAATTATGAAACTAAAACAGATTTAAGAAAAGCCATTCAAGAAACCGTGGCGTATGTTAAGAAGAAAGGACCTAAACCTTTCGACTATACATATCCATTGGAAATTGTATCAGATAAAACACCTAAAACATGGAAAGATAGGTTAATGTAATGAGTTTAGTTGATATTATGATTAAGTATAATATTCGTAATGATACACATTATGAATTTGGTACAGATAAAGAATTTAACCACAAATATTGTAGTGGTTTCTATGATGAAGCTCTTTTGCCATATCAAGATAAAAATATTCGTTTATTAGAATTAGGAATTCATCGTGGCGGAAGTATGGCACTTTGGCATCATTACTTTCCTAATGCTGACCTCTATGGTGTAGACCCATATGATTTTGGTGCAAAAACAAATTGTGAACCTTATCCACGAGTTAAAATAATTTACGCTGACGGATATAAAAAAGAGTTTGCCGATTCTTTGCCTAATTTTGATATTATCATTGATGATGGTCCTCACACCAAAAAAAGTCATTTACAATCACTTAGTTTATATTTACCAAAGTTAAACCGTGGTGGTATGTTTATTATTGAAGATATTGGTCAAATGGAATGGACAGAAGATTATAGAACTTTAGTTCCACCTAATATGGTTTGTGGTGTTGTTGACCTCAGAGAACCTTCAAATATGACCGATAGTATTATCTTTTGGGTAAAATATGCCTGATATTTCTTTTTGCCATCTTGCCTCAGCAGGCAAAAAAGTTTCTACTGAAAAAGTTGTAGAACAAGTCCGTAAACACCATCCTGATTCCTATTATATGTTATTGTCGGATGCAGCAGATGATTTATCTGATATTGCTGAAAAATATAACTGTGATTACATTCGTTCAGTTTCTAAATTAGGTTATCCAAGTTATGATGCCGACAAAACATTACAATGGTTGGATAGATTTAGAGCTGCTTGCCAACAAGCACCAACATCACATATAATGATGATGGAAGACGATGTTTGGATTAAAAAACCAATCACAGTTGATTCTACTTGGGAAATGGCAGGACATGATATCAAAATTGGTAATATAATTCCTGATGATATCATAGGTAGTATAACAGATTTCTCTGGAAAGAAACCAATCACAAATCAATATGGTTGTGGTGGAGGTTCAATATTTAAAGTATCAACATTCTTAGAGAACTATGATAAAGTAACCGAATGGTTTAAAAAGAATCATGATTGGTTTCAGATTCACTATCAGCCATTAGGATTCATGGATTGTTATATGGTAGTTTATTATATGTTGTGTGGAAAAGATTATAGTGTTAATCCTTATTTGACGGATACACACCACCATAAGAATGATGGATATGATTATGATGATTTTGTTATGAGTCAGCCAATCCACATTGAAATTGTTAATAATTATAAAAGGTATTATTGGGTATGAGTGAAATTAGCATCGTAACGGCCTTCTTTGATATTGGTCGTGGTGAATGGACACCAGATAAAAATCTTCCACACTATCTACAACGAACAACAGAAACTTATTTGCAAAGATTTGGTCACATGGCCAAACTCGAAAATGAAATGACCATATTTACATCAGCCGATATGGTCGATAAAATTAAAGAGTTAAGAGAAGATAGACCAACAGATATTATCACGATGGACTTTAAAGAATCTTTTAGTGTTTTCCGTGAAATGGTTTCCAAAGTTCAACAGGATCCAGAATATCAAGCAAAAATAAATCCCATGCAAGTACGCAATCCAGAATATTGGAATGCTGATTATGTTATCGTAAACGCACTAAAATCTAGTTTTGTTGTTGAGGCTATTAGACGAAACACAATTAATAATGATTTAATTGCGTGGCTCGATTTTGGTTATTGTCGTGATGAAGTAACCTTAAATGATGTTCAAGTTTGGAGTTATCCATTTGATAAAGATAAAATTCATTTATTCAATATTAAAGATTGGCAAGAAGGCACTATCATTCAAGATGTTATTGCCAACAACGATGTACATATTACAGGACCAATGATTGTTGCTAGCAAAGAGAATTGGCCAACATTACAGAAGTTGGTTGCTCATAGTATGGATGAATTGGTCAAGAATGGATTGGTTGATGATGACCAAACTTTATTGTTAATGTCCTATTTGTTGAAACCCGAATTGTTTGAATTACATCGAGTTTCATCGAATGATTGGTTTGTTGCTTTTAAGGAATTTAGTGAATGAAAATTTATGTAAGTGGAACCGCTAACTTAGGTGATTTTTTAAATGCTATGCCAGTTTTATCTGGTGTATCAAAATCTTATGGTAAATACTCTTTAATCATCAAAGCATCGATGAAGAAATTTAAAGGTATTAAAGAATTCTTAATGTACCAAGATTTGTTTTCTGATGTTGAATTTGATGATGATATCATTCCTTATGGCGATATGATTCAATTAAGTTCGTGGCCAAGCCGTGAAACTAAAGGTGATCCTGATAGACCGATTGAAACCTGTCGATATGAGAATTGGTTAAGGGACAAATATGATTTGATGTTTGAAGTAAATGATAAATTTGTTGTATTAACACCAGAGATGGATATTGAAATTAAAGATGCCTATTATGTTGGTGATAGATGGGCGGTTGGTGAGATTGATAATCGTAGAGAAACTCATGTATTATCTTATTTAAAAGATTGTGAGTTTATTAATTTTGATAATGATATGTTGACCAATGCTTACATCATTAAGAATCTAAAGAAACCATTTATCACCAATTTTACTGGTGTCGGTATGTTGGCAGACCTCTGTAATGTTCCACTTTATTGTGTATGGAAAGCAGAAGATTGGAAACCTGAGTTCCGTGTAGGTGATAATGTATCTTGGGACGATGGTAAGGATATCAATAAAGTATTTGAAAAACATTTCTATTTGAACCGTAAAGCAAAACTAGTTCACGCTAAAGATTTGGAGGCACTACTTTGATTATTAATATTGAACCTGGTACTTTTGGTGGACCATTACGCAATGGTGATTTACTTGGTGTCTGTAATGTATTGGAACATATTAGAAAAACTAATAATAATCCACAGATTCGATTTCATTTAAAGCCGGAAGCAATAAGTTCTGAGAAATATGTACAGGAATTTTATACATTTCTTTTATTGGTAACTAATTACTTTTCTGATTTCGAAGGACAAGAAACTCTGCCATGGCGTAGAGTGAATGTTTGGGACTTTAGAGATATCTCTGGAGATTTAGTAACAGTTCCAAACAAATTAGAAATGGAAAAGAAGATTGTTATTTTTCCATTGTTTGATGCGCCTTATAATACCTACAGAAATTGGCCACCAAAATTACTTGAAACCATTTGTAATAAGTATAGTGCGCCAGAATATGATGATTACGAAAAACTTATCTGTGTTGGTAAATATCCATTTGGCCATGAAGAATTGATTCCAATACATTTCAAATATAGTTTTGGCTTCATGGAAAATATCAACCATATCCAGACTGCCGAAATCTTTATCGGGGGTGATACAGGAACAACACATTTTGCATTTTCGCTTGACCGTGGACCTAAAGACCTGATATACTATAACTCCAGTCGGGGTTTAATCCATACTCTACCTTTTTACTTACTTGAAGGTAAAGGTAAAATGGCCACTTATTGGATGGATTTTGAAGGAACCAAGTTTTAAATCCAACAATTTTGGCACTATGTATCTAAGCCAATCTTTCCACAGTTTCACCATATTAACTTAAAAGTTGTATAAATAAGGTGTCCGGCAACCAAAGTGTGTTGCAAATCTAGAAAGAAATTCATGCTATCATTTAAATCATTCTTAAAAGAAGAGGCCGAACAGAGTTCGGAGTTGAAACATATTCATCATGCTGAAGATAGACCGTTGATGCATGGTCACGAAGGTTTTGAACATGCTCATGCAGCTTTGATGAAAGCTCATGCACATATGACTGGTGGTCATAAAAATACAAATCTGACCATGAAATATGACGGTTCACCATCGATTGTTTTTGGTCATCATCCTAAGAATGGTAAATTCTTTGTGGCAACCAAATCTGCCTTCAATAAGAATCCAAAAATCAATCATACTGAAGCGGACATCGATAGAAATCATGGCCACGCTCCAGGTCTAGCACACACACTTAAACACGCACTCAAACATCTACCTAAAGTAACACCTAAACATGGCGTATTTCAAGGTGACTTAATGCACCATGCTGATACCAAACACCTACACGAAAGTTATATCGTTGAGGCTAAAGGTGATGTTTCTTTTACTCCAAACACTATTACCTATACTGCCAAAGGTAAAGAAGCAGAAAAGATTAAAAAGTCTAAAGTTGGTGTGGTAGTACACCACGAATACGACCATGAAATGAAACACGCTTCACCCCATGTTGATGTAAGTAAATTCAAAGAACATCCAGATGTCCATATTCATGGCGCTGAACACGATACCAGCAAGGTAAAACATACTGCTGAACGTGAAAAAGAGTTCCATAAACACATGAATGCCGCTAAAGATATTCATGATACTCATGGTCATAAGATGTATAATGCCGTTCATCCAAAACATAGTGGAGAACATGGCCACCTTGCCACATACATAAACAAGACAGTAAGACACGATGAAGTTCCAAGTGTTAAAGGTTTTAAAGAACATTTACACGGTGAACATGAAAAGATGGCTGCCAAGGTCAAAACAGATAAAAGTAAAGAAGAAAAACGTAACGAAGGTAAACACCAAATTGCTCATGTTGAAAAACACAAAGAACACTATGGTAACCTATTCTCAATGCACCATCATTTACACCAAGCCAAAAATACTTTGGTGAAGTCTTTAGAAACACACGAAGGACACTATCAACATCACATTGATGGTAAGAAATCCAAACCTGAAGGTTTTGTTGTTCACCACGATAATCAACCAACCAAATTGGTTAATCGTGCAGAATTTGCTAAACAGAATTTATTGAAAGTCAGAAAATGAAATCATTTTTAAGTTTTTTAAAAGAAGAAATTAAAAAAGGTCATCATTCTTTTTATCATCCTACCAAAGGAATGTATAAATTAACACATGATGCAGATAAAAATGTTTATCATCTACACAACAAATTTGGTGAATTGACCAACACAATCTCCGGTCATTTAACACCACATGAAGTTGCTCAAGAACTAAAAAAGGATCACGATATGATTCTGGTAGATAAGTTGCATGAGGAATATTTGGAAGAATTGGCCAAAAAACCACCAATGTCGGCCGAAGAAAAAGCCAAACATGAAGGTGCCAAGAAAGCATCTCATGCTATCAATCCACACCGTGGTGGTTACAACGAAACTCAATTGGCAAAACATTTAAATGGTGGTAAATATATCGACCACGAGCATGAGGCACAGGACAAATATCACAAATCTCATTTAGCTGACCATGATAAAAAATATGGTACACATGAAGTAAAAACTCAGGAAGATAGAGCAAAAGAACAAGCCAGAGTTTTCCATGAGCACGCTAAGAAAAAAGGTTATGAAGGTGTACATGAAGTTCATTTAACTCCTAAGCCTGCTGATATTGAGAAGAAAACAGGAATCAAAGCTTCACAACAAGAAAATCCATCCGATATTGCTGTTAAATTCCACAAAAAGCCAGCTTCAGCCAAACACCACTACCTTGGTTTGTCTGCCAAATCAAGTAAAACTAAATCAATTGGTTTCCACAATGGTGGTACACAAGAACTTGGTCATTTCTTAACGAAACATTTGGGATAATAAGATGAGCGAATACGATATCCACGGTCATGTAGAAAAACGTCACCAAGAATTTATGAAAAAACATAATCTTGGTACTGTTAAAGCTAAAGCTCAAAGAGCAGTTAATGGTCCAAAACATTTGGATACTGAAAAAAAAGTAGAGAATCCTGAATATAGGAATAATGAACTTTATCATAAAGCAAGTGAACATGCTCGTAGTGTTAATAAAGAAGTAAGGGATAAACTACACAAAGGATATACTAAAATGTCCAAGAGTCATCCTGAAGAACTAAAACATCATATCCTACACACATACATAAAAGGAAATGCAGAACATGCATTACCTTATGTTAAAGTTCATGGTTCTGGTGGCCACGATAAGAAAGCTCATGCTCACGCTACTGATCCATCAGATAATGAAATGTATCATAAGATTAGAAATGCTCACCACTTATCTTTTCATAAAGGTGGCGAATCTTTAATTCCTGTTCATGCACATGAAAGTGAACATAGTAAAGGTCATCGTGTATTTGGTTTACAAGTAAAACACAATAATGGTCCTTTAACAAATATGAAGATTGGCGCAACACCATAACATGAAATCATTTTTAGAAATCCTCAAAGAAGAAGAATCATCTGGTAAACACCATGCGATGACCTTTGGTCGCATGAATCCTCCTACCACAGGTCACTTGAAATTAATTGATAAAGTTAAAGAAGTAGCTAAAAAGCATAACGCCGACCATTCTGTTGTAGTTTCACATTCACAAGATGCCAAAAAGAATCCATTAAGTGGCACACAAAAAGTAAAACATTTAAAGCGTTATTCTCCAGACACACATTTTGAAAAAGCATCAAAAGAACATCCAACAATTCTACACCATGCAGCTGAATTACACAAGAAAGGTGTAAATCACCTTCATGTTGTGGTTGGTTCTGACCGTGTTAAAGAAATGCACCACTTATTACACAAATATAATGGTGTTGAAGCTGGTCATGGTAAATATCATTTCAAAAAGATTACTGTTCACTCAGCAGGACATCGTGATCCTGATGCTGAGGGATCCGAAGGTGTATCTGGCACCAAGATGAGAGAACACGCAAAGAATAAAAACTTTGATGAGTTTCGTAAAGGTGTTCCTGCTCATGTATCCGATACACACGCTAAAGAGTTGATGAATGATACTCGCAAAGGTATGGGATTACACGAATCATATAACCACGGGCAATTCAAAGCAATCTTTGTAACTGGTGGTCCAGGTTCAGGTAAAGATATCATTATTCGTGAAGCCATTGCTGAATCTCAGATTGTGGAATTGAATTTTATTCAAGCTCAAGATTACTTGGGAGATAAACAAAAATTATCTGAAAAAACCAATGATTTCCGTAGAGAAGCCATTCGTAACCGTGGTCCACTAATCATTAATGGACCAGCAGATGATAGAGATAGAATTTCACATATCAAAGAAGAATTGGAAAGTCTTGGATATGAAACCATGATGATTTTTGTGAATACCACCGATGAAGTAAGTAAAGAACGTAATTCTCTGTTGTCCAGAATGATGGTAGAATCCGTCAGACAGGACAAATGGTCTAAATCACAGAGAAATACTAAATATTTCACCGAATCATTTAAAAATTTTATTGTTTTCGATAATACGGGTGATATCCGTACTAAAGAATATGATATCCATGAAGTATATGAAAACACTAAGGTTTTTCTTGATTCAAATACCGTAAACGAAACGGCTGAAGATTGGCTGAATCGTAAATTTAAAATTGAGGAAGAAAATAATGTTAAAACGAATAATCGATTTCTTAAAGTTAAAACCAATTACTCCAGTCCAAGAGCAAAAGGTCCAGCCGACATCAAACCCGACAACCAAGGATCCATTGTTCCCCCTGGACAAGACCAAGTTAAAGGCAACACGGGCGCCAGAAAAGACAACTTCAACAAAGGCCACTCCGGCGGTGCGTGGCACGCAGCCTACGAAGAAAGCCAGCCAATCACGAAAGTCTACAACAAAGCCAAAGAAAGCAACTTCCAGCAAGACAAAGACAAAATCAAACTAAAGAAACGTGGTATCGACAAGTCTGGTAAAGAATCAGCTCTTGGTCGTCCTGACGGCCTAGGCAATACTTGGAATACAAGAACAAACGGTAGTGGTTTAACTGGCGGTGCTGGATTAGGCAATCAGACATATAGTGAAGGTGAAGAATATAGTAACGCAAATCCTGCTAGCACAGCAATGCCGGCAGGTATCACACCAAATCCATTAGGAGATAGTGCTTATACTGCTCCAAAGAAAGAATTTAAGAAATTTAGAAAGACCATTAAAGAATATAACGGCTTTCAAAATGATGTTGAATCCGGTCTAGGTGGTACACTAGGTGGTGCCGACAACAAAGAGGGCATGGATACCTATAAAGACCCCAACAGAAATATTGGTATTGAAATAGTTAAAAAGAAGAAAAAGAACAAATAACGGAGACTAAAAATGTTCACAAAAAGTAAAATTACCCAATCCATGATTGATGCTGTTAATAGTGTTATTGCTGAAGAAGATAAAAAATTATTGTTAGAACCTGAAAAGAAATCTACCAAGATTGCTACTCCTACAGGTACAAAGGTACTTGGTCATCGTTATGGTAATGCTGCTAAAGCACATCGTGACCAAACTAAACATGAGTTAGATAAAATGAAAGGTCCTAAAGAGAAAGACCTTAAAGAAGAAGGTGACTGTGTAACTAAACCTGAAGCAAAAGATATTGCTAAAAAAGAAGTAAAAGGTCATGAGAAAAAGATGCACCATGCAGAAGAAATGACTTTGGCACATAAGTGGAAAGAAAAAGCAAAAGCAAAGATTAAAGAAAACAAAGGTAGTGGTCCACAAGAGACTTTCACCGACAATAACATGGGTGAAGAAGTTCGTAAGTCCGATGTTCCTGCTTATCTCCGTAAACAAAAAGGTGAAAAACCATTGACTGTTGCTGATGTTAAAGGTCCTAAAAAAGATACAATTTCACATCCAGAGAATCTTGCTAAAGCACGCAATGAAGAAGTCGAATTGAATGAAGATAACCTTGATACTATTGCTAAAAATCATGGTATGGAATTTAAAAGAACCACTTATGGTGCAGGAATGAAACATCCAACCAAAGGTGAAGTTTCTATTAACCGTTATGGTGAATGGCACCACTATCCTGCAGGTTCAAAATCATCTAAGGCTCATGGTGATAGCACAAGTAATTTTTCTAGTTTGGATAAACATTTGTCCACATTAAAAGAAGGAGTTGAATTATCTGAATCAGAAGTTACTACACCAGCAGCACAACCAAATGAAGTTACCACAGATATGATTCGTGGTCGTGTAAAAGGTGGAAATGCAAATGAATTTAAATCTTATAAATTACAGTTGAAAACTGATGGTGAGATGAAAGCTCCTGCCGTAAAAGATGCTGAAGAAACTACTGCTCGTAAGTCTATCAAAGCAAAAGAACCCCATGTTAATCTTCCAAATCTTAAAATGGAATCAGCAACTGATGTTGAACTTGATGCAATGATTAACGAAGTTCTTTCTAAAGATGCTGATGCTGGTGATTGGATTCATGATTTCATACATTCTAAAAATCCTAAGTTTGCTGGTAAATCTAAAGCTGAACGTAAGAAAATGGCTTTAGGTGCTTATTATGGTAAAAAGAATGAAGAAGCTGACGAGCGTTCATGGCATAAAGAAACACCATGGAAGAAATCTCCTGCTACTGTAACAGACAAATCTGGTGCTAAACATACACCAATGTCCCGTGCTAAAGATTTGGCTCGTTCCGCTTTCAAAAAGTTGAAGAATGAAACCATGATGGGCAAAATTTCTAACTAAGAGAATAATATGGCAAAGAAATTAAAGGATGTAGTTAAACAGAATCCTGAACCGGCCAGAGGCACAAATTATGTTAATCCTGGTCAGTTAGGCCAATATTCAGCCACAAATCAAGTTGCTGAAGATGGTTCTTTATCTCAATATTTAAAAGCCAAAGGTATCAATCCTAACTTTGTATCTAAAGCTACAAAAATTTCTCATGCTAAATCCAACACATTCAAGAAATGGCGCATGGATCACAAGTTTGAGGAAGTTGAATATGTAAGTGAAGATGCTCTTTTGGATCGTTATCTGTCAGCACATGGCATCAATCCTAAGTTTGCTACTAAAGATGTTAAGATTTCTCATTCCAAATCTAAGCAATTTTTGATTTGGAAACAGCATCATATACAAGAAGATGCAAAACCAGAACAAACTGTTAGTAAAACATTGAGTAAAACTCCAATGCCTGGTACTACACCAACTCATGTTAGACAGAGTAAAATTGCTCACGACAAAGCCAAAAACCGAGAAATCTTTCCTGAAGAGGTTAAGAAACCTATTGCTTTAGATAAGTTCCGTCAAGATGCAGCAGAACGTGCCAAGAAACATGATGAGATTCAAAAGAAACAATCTAAGACTGGTGAAGGCATGACTTCCGCTATTGACCGTTTACAGAAACATTTGAACAAAGAAGAAATTGATTTGGAAGAAGCAAAACATTATCCACATAAATTCCGTGCAACGTATCATGATCCTGATACCGGTGAAATGACACACATGATGGATTTTAATCATAAAAGTTTAGAAGCTGCTAAAAAACACGCAGAAGGTAGTAGATTACAACGTAGAGACGGTAAAGAAGATAAATTGCATTCCGTTGTACAAGTTAAAGAAGAACGAATTGATGAAATTTCAAAATCTACACTTGCTTCCTATAAAGATAAATCTACATCCAGTCTTAAAAATGCTCAAGCAAACCGTGATGCAGCCGAACATGGTAAACATATGTCTAAAGGTTTTGCTGATTTACACAAAAAATCTGACGAAATTGCCAAGAAAAGAGTTAAAGGTTTGAAAGGTTATCTACAACGTAAAGTTGGTATGAAACCTGTATCGGAAGATAATTTTGCTGATCCTAATGCAGCAACTCAATCTCCATTTGACGGTGCCAATAATACAGATGATACCCATGATATTCTACCAAGAAAACGTGGTATGTCCAAAACATTAAAGACGATAAAATCTGTATGTAAGCCCGTCAAAGAAGAAACTTACGATTGGGAAAAAGATGATAAAAATCAAACATCTCCTGGTAAGCCTAGCGGAAAAAATCCAAAACTAAGTAAAGAAGATCCAAATGCTTTACCTGATGGTGAACCAAAAGCCAGAGCAGTAATGTCTGGTGGAACTACTATGACTGGTGAGAAGCGTGATACCGTGGAGATTGATCCACAAATGAAATCAAGACCAGATTTGAATGGCAACAAAAAAGATGATGGTACGGTCAACAAAAAAGTAGAAAACAAATAAGATAAATAGTACTATAACCAAAGGCTCATCAAGGAGAAAATAATGCCAACATGGGGAAATACAGATAATCACAATCAGAAACCTAAATGGGATCGTGAGCGTGAAGTAAGACAAACCGTAACCGCAACTACTGCCAATACCACTGCTATTGGTAATACCGTT